GATTTAGTTCTTAAACCTACCTGCGCTTCTGTAAAAGAAGCATCAAAGTTTGTAAAGGTTCCAGAACCATTATCAAACTGAAGGATATCATTGAAATGACGAAGAATACGAAGCTTATAACTGAATAATTGTTTGGCTACATCTGAAATCGAACCAAAAGAATCGCCATATAATTGGAATCCCCGACGAGGTTCAACAACATCTGACCGTGTAATATTAACATTATTGGCAACAGAAAGCGATCCTGGGGGAGTTTCCAGTTGATTAGGTTGGGTCATTAACCCTAATGCTTTTAAATTAAAAATACTAGCCATTTAAGAAGCCCTCTTTAAAGTTCTTCCTAAAATAGGACGATTATTATATAAAGCATACTGAACTTTATTAATAGTAGTATTCCATTTATCAGCAAAATCACCCACTGATTCATAGAAATTACCCAAATCATCAAAGAACTTAGAACCGCGAACTTTGCGACAAGTTTCCTTAGATTTTTTCTGAGCTTCTTTATTAATATTCACTTTCTTACTCATTCTTTCCCGCATTTCGGGATCTGCCCATTGCTTTTTAGTTAATTCTGAAAGATGTGCTTTAACTTCTGGACGATTTAAACCTTCTTTAACTCGTTCACGATGAATTCGCTTAGTTTCAATAATATCAAACCTTCCTCTAGTCGCTCTTCCGCCCAATTCATGGTTTAATAAATTAGCGCCTAACCCCTTAAAATAAGCAATCCAAAAAATTTCAGCTTCGTCGATTAATTCAGAATCTTTATCAAAATATTCTAAAAAAACAACATCAAATATCTTTTTACGATCCTGTTTTAATTCTTTTAACCACCATTTAACCGCAGTTTTATTATTTCTACTCACTGATTTCCAATGAGTAAAGAATCTTCCATTTCCAGTTGTAGATAATCCAACGTATTTAATTTCTTTATTGTCTGGATCTATAAGTCCATATATAAAATATGGAGTTTCAGATTTAGGTAAAGTATGAATTAGCGATTCATTTTTTCTTTTATTTATATTCATACTATAGTTGTTAAATTTTTCTAAATTATCCTCCACTATCTGTAAGTATATGATTTTATTATTAAATACGTCGTCTTATCCCCATGCGCATCCAGGAGAGCGGAGATTTGCGTTGATTAACTTTTACGCTAGAACCATCCACACGGTTTGCAGCTAAAATACCTTCTGCTCGTTTAATATCTGCAAGTTTAGCAGTTACAGACTGAGCACCAGTTTGATCACCTTGAGCTTCAAGAATACGAGCACAAACTCGTTCAGCTAGACCGTTATGTAGATCAGTAGGAAGATATGGAATAATACACTCGTACTGAGAAGCAACATAATCACCTACTACCATTGTAATTGGAACTTGATGATAATGAATCATAATAGAATTAGTCGAAACTGAATTAGTTGCTAAAGTAATATCTTTAGCATAAATTTTATGTCCAGCAGCAGTTTGCATTAAGTCTACAAGACTACCCGAAGTAATATTTGCCGGAACACCACCAGAAATAACTAGACCAATATTATTTGATACATTCATTCCTGCTGGATTTGACGAAATTAGAGTAGTTTTCTTTTCAATAATTGGAGAATAATCATCAAATTCTTCTTCATTATATACTAATTGTTGTTCAGTAAGATAATATAATTGAGTTAAATCGGTATAACCAACTGAAACAATATTATTTGCAACTGTTGCGGTAAAAGCTCCGTCAGTATTAATTGCATTTGCTAAATTAGTGGCGGTTAAAGCATCTGTTGCACCAAGTAAAAACTGATCAGCAGTGGGAGATCCAGAAACTGCAGTAAATGTTTTATAAATACCGACTTGAAGAGTATCTCCAACATTCATATTGGCAACAGTTACGGTTACATTTGTAAAAAATGAACTAATAATTGCTGCTCTACTATTATCTACAAGCTGATTAGGTCGAATGAAGTAACTCATTCTTAACCAACCAGTTACATTTGTAATGGTTTGTGGAGCAAGAACAATATCGTTCCCTTCCATATAATATTTTTGCATAATATTAATGGTTCCACTTTCGCGCTGCCAGTATGCTTTATCATCAGCATTAATCCTGGACATCTCAAATAGGTTTCCATTAAGGTCTTTGTAATAAATATCACGCAACTTCATGCCCATAGCTCTGTCAGGAACTTGGTAACGAAGTTGATTAGCAACCATTACAATATCTTCAGACCAAACATAATATTCTTGATGATATGTAAGTAAATCAGGCACCTGTGATATTGCCATCTCTTCATTCGCGAAACTTAAAATATCATCAGAACTAAATGTTTTCTGACTAAGAGGCAAAGCAATTTTACGTTGAACTGCTTCAACTAATGTCTGGCTAGTATACCATGGGGTGGCCATTGTTTACCCCTTTCTTATTATGCTAAACCGGCTTTTTTCTTATGCTTTAGAGCAGTTAGTTTCTGGATATGCGCGTCTAATTCCTCAGGGGATTTATCGGCATGTTCGGCTTCTAGATCGCCATCTTCTTCTGAATCAGCAGGAGATACATCACCTTCATCAAGAGCTTCTGAAACGGGTTCATTAGCTTCTTCTTCAGGAGACCCTTCATGTTCATCATGTCCTTGATCTGCTTCAACTTCTTCTTGTTCGGCATGAGGAAGATCAGTACCAGTATGATCACGAACGCTATCTTCACCCCCAGAATGTTTAAGAAGTTCATCGGCTTTTAATAGACCATGATGAAGACCTTCTTTAGAATTGGAAGCAACGGTAACTTTTCCAGCGGGATGTACTTTACCATGAAGCATAGCAGACGCTTGCTTATGAAGCTCGCCTACGATGCCCATTTTAGCATCCTTTTCCATAGGACTTAGATCTTTAGCACCTTTTTTAGCAAGATGCTTCATTAACTTATCTTTTAACATTTTAAGTATCCTTCCTTCTTATGAATATGAAACTTGTTCTGAGCCAGAACCGCTAGTAGCAACAGAGGCAGTAGCGTTACGGCTAGTTAGCTGTACAGTACCAGACTGAGCACCGGCTTCAAGAGCAGCTAAAGCGTTAATTGCTTGGTTAAGAGCATCAGCTTTATCACCACTATTTAGACCAAATTTATCGTTTACATCCGCGATTTGAAGACCGGGGAAATTAAGTTCAATTACTAGATATGCCATGTTTATTTTATCCTTTTTTTAGAATGTTTGTTAATAGTAACGCAAAATAAAGAGCGGTTTGTATAATCATACAGACCTTAAAATATCCTGGCATTACCGGAACTGTTTTTTCGATTACTTTTATTTCAATTTCTTTTACAATTACTGGTTTTTCAACTTCAATTACCTGAATTTCTCTAATTACAACAGGAACTTCAATCGTTTTATATTCAACTTCTTTAATAATTACAGGAACTTCTACTTTTTGTATTTCTTTTACAATAACTGGAACATTAATTTGATGAATTTCAGTTTCTTTAATAATTACAGGAACTTCTAGAGTCTTTTGTTCTGGAAGTTTTAACTCAGGAAGATTGATAGCTTCTGCATTAAGCGTAATACCATCAACAACAGTCATTCTAAATGCCTGTTTTTCAACATCAAATGCCATATTATCCATTTGATATTGATCAAAATTTCCTAAAGGTTTCACATTATTCATATATTAGTTGTTAAACTGACAGTGTTAATGCACGGAAATGTATATTAGCGGTAGAACCTGTGCTAGAACTAGTATATTGTACCTGACCGGCAGAAGTGACCGTAAAAGTCAAGCCAGTCGCATCTCCAGCATATTCTTGATCAATATACCAAGAAGAAGCTCCTTGAACTAGTGAAATCTTATATTGTGCATAGGTAGATCCGCGAACAATACTAAGAAGAATATTAGCAGATCTGACCGTAGCATTGGCAAAAGCTAATCCTGTAACATTAGCAGGAGAAGATTGGTTATCCGCCGCCGTGAACTGGGTTTCATTAATATCTCCACTAGATGCAATCGGATAATTACCGGCGGCTTGGTAATCCACACCTGCAGTTGCAGCAGAGATTGCTGTGCCATTGCCTTTTAATAGACCAGTTACAGTAGTAGAAAGAGTAATAGCTGGGGTAGAAGTAGCATTGGCTACAGTTCCAGCTAGGCCGTTAGCAGATACCACTGAAACAGTCGTAACTGATCCGCTAGTTACCGGGGACCAACTAGCTGCTGTACCATTAGTTGTAAGGAATTGCCCGCTATTACCCGTTTGTGAAGGTAATAGAGCATTAATTGCATTAGTTGCTGTAGTTTGACCAGTGCCGCCATTGGCAATAGCAATCGTTGTTCCATTCCAAGTACCAGAACTAATAGTTCCAACACTTGTTAGACTTGATGCTGTAACTGTGCTATTTAAAGTAGTTCCAGAAAGAGTTCCAGCAGGAGCGATTACCGCATTAGACGAAGCAGCCGTGATCAATCCTTTACCATTTACAGTAAAAGAAGGAATAGAAGTCGAAGAACCAAATGATCCTGTATTGCTATTTACAGTAGCTAGAGTTGCAGCTTCCGATTGTGATCCAGAGGCAGCAGAAGTAGTAACGTCACCAGTTAATTGATTAATTGCATTAACTGTAACTACACCTTGAGCACCATTTACGGAAGTAACACCCGCAGCTGGAGTAGTTAATTCCCACTGAGTGCCATTATATAATACTAAATCACCAATTTCAAAATTAGTCATTGATGGATTAGATAATCCAACTACTGTACCAGAATAAGCCGCACTTACCCAATATACATAACCAGCAGTACCAGTTCCATCTATTAATACTGGGGTGTTTGTATTAGGATTCCAAGTTCCCTGATAAATAAATACATCAGCAGGAAGATACCCTATATCAATTTTACCAGAAGCGCCTAGAGGAGCAACTCCATTATTAGCGCCAACCTCAGACTGAGTTACATAAGTTGTAGATAAACTTGGAATATCAGCAGCAACTAACGATCTAAACGTGGGTTGAGCAGCAGATCCAGTTGAAGGACCAGCAAACACTTTATTAGCAGATTGGGTATTAAGGGTTAAATCAAGAGTTCCAGCACCAGTTACAGGACTATTAGTAACTGTATAGATTGGAGTGGTGCTTGTATCAGCTAATCCAACAGAAGTAACAGTTCCGCCTGAACCGGTTGCTGCAATAGTAATAGTTCCATGACCATTAGTAATTGAAACACCAGATCCTGCAGTAATAGTTGAAGGAGTTAATCCGGAAGTTGAACTGTTTCCAATTAAAAGTTGACCATCTGTATAAGTGCTTTGACCAGTACCACCGTTTACTACTGGTAGAATACCAGATACATTAGAAGTTAATGATACTTGTCCAGTAGAAATTACCCCGGCTGCACTATTAAGAACAACACCTGATGTATTAAGAGAAGCAACCGTTAGATTTGCCGCAGTAGTATCACCGAGAACAGGATTTAAATCTGGTTGAGCAAAAACGGCAATACCACTATATCCGCCAGAAACGCCATAGTCTGCACCAAAAATATAACCACTATTGAGTGCAATTCCACCAAATACATCATTTGGAACACCAGTATAAATGCTTTTTACTTTAAAAGGAGCAGCGGGATTAGTAACATCGAATAAGTCAACTGCCCCGCCATTTGTTGCATTATTTCCCGATGGAACATAGATATAATTACCATTAGATGCAGCAACTGTAACTACTGTTTCTAATGAATTATCTACTAGGGTATAAGAAGGGGTAATATATGTTAAATAATTAGGGGATGTTGGAGTAGTTATATCAATAATATCGATGGTGCCTTGATTACCATCGGTAACATATGCAGTAGTTCCAGAAGGACTAATCGAAACACCAAGAGGTTTTGTAGAAGTTCCAGTAGGTCCGCCAGAAATTGTATAAGTATTAGCTAGAAAAGGAACTGCTAAAGTACCCCCTCCAGCCGCTACTTCCCAAGTCTTTAAATAACGAACGGTTGCAGGAAATGTAGTTTGATAATTAGTTGTGTAAACATAATTACCAAAAACCGCAACGCCACCAGTTCTATTAGTAGTTCCGCCTTCTTGATATGATTGAACAGGAACAGTAATTGTTCCACCCGCTAGACCACCACCAACATCTACAACTGTTAATCCTTTATTTTGAGTAGCAATATATACATAACCATTTGCATATACACAACTATATAACGACCCAGGACTACCACTAATTGTTAAACTGGATGTAGTGGTTAATGAATAGGGATTTGTAATATTTATTGTATAAAGGGTAGTTGCACCAGAAGAAGGAATAAAAGCATAAATAGCCCCAGAAATCTTTGCAATTGAAAGATTATATGCCCCAGATAGTACAATAAAAGAACAAAGAACTGGAATTCCTGGATCTGTTATATCCCAAATAAATAAAGTACCAGCTCCTCCGCCCGCGACAATGGCAGCATACTGTTTGTGCCCATCAATTCCAGTATATGTTGCAATATTTTCAAATTTAGCCGAAGTACTTCCAGTCCAAGGAGTAATTCCAATAAAAGAAAATGGATTATAAAGAGGAGTAGATTGATCTACATAAGCCCAAGTGCCATTTGCAGAAAGAAAATCTCCAGCCGCACGTGTACCAGCAGCGGGAGCGGGAACAAGACCTTGAGTTCCTCCAGAACCTGTATCCCCAACAAAGGGATTTAGCATTGCTGTAACTTGTGTAGCAGTTAAATCTGCTGCATTTGCAGTAGAGCCAGTATTATTACCGAGAATAGTATTAGCAGGCATTTGTGCTAAATTACTATTAGTAATTACATTAGTTCCCGAAACACTTCCAGCAGAACCTGCAATATTGCCGCTAACTTGTGAACCAGGAAGAACAAGAGAAGGAAGACTTGTTAATGTATTATTAGAAGTTGCAGTAATATTAGCGGCATTACCAGAAATATTACCAGTTACTTGAGATCCTGGAAGAGAAAGAGAAGGTAAAGAAGTGAGAGTGCTATTACTAGTTGCAGTAATATTAGCTGCAGTTCCAGTAGTATTCTGATTCCAAGTTGGAACAGTTCCAGAAAGTTGTGAATATGGAAGATTTAAAGAAGAAAGAGTTGTAAGAGTTGAGTTGGAAGTTGCAGTAAGAGAAGCAACAGCAGAACCAGGACCAGAAGCAGTTACATCGCCGGTAAGTGCAGTAATATAATTACCGGATGTTTGTTTATTATTAAAAGTATTCCAGTCGGCAGCATCGAGCAATCCGGATTGAGTCGCAGAAGCAGTTTGTACATTAACAGTAACATTAGGACCAACAGTAGAACTAGAACCATTTCCAACAGTAACGCCTGTAGTAGATGTACTGATAGAACCGGGCGTTAGAGCCGGTTGTAAGGCATTTAATTGAGTTTGAATTGCAGAAGTTACACCATGAACATACCCAAGTTCAGTAGATGTAGTAGGAGATGAGGCTAATTGACTCCCGCTATCAGCATAAACTGCTGTATTAGGAGTTAAACCTTCGTCAATTATTTCAGCAGCAGTAACGGTTCCGGGAGTTACAAGATTACCAGAACTATCAATAGTTGCTGGAGTTGTTTGAATTACTGAACCAGAAGTACCGGAAAAGGTAGCAACTTCATTATTAACTGAAGATCCGGAACCAGATGTGACAGTTCCTGGAGGGATAGTTACTGAATTAACTAAGTCTAACTGACCCGTAAGAGCATTAAAGCGAAATGCCATTAGGATACCCTACCTTTAACTGCTTTAAACGAATAATTATCGGTAGTTTTATGACAATCTTTACATAAAGTTCTCATGTTAGAAATTTCATACCTTAATTCTGGGTAATTACACCATTCTTTAATATGATCCATCTCTAAATTACCCCCGCGAATATTACATATTTGACAAGTATAATTATCACGATTAAAACATTCTTTTCTAAGAGCTTTATAATTATCTCTTGACATTAATAATATTCGTTCAGAGGTTTTACCACCTGCCCAAGCATTAGAATCTTCACTAAATTTATTTAATTTAGCATTTCTCTGTTTTTCTTTAATTTCTTGAGTAAAAACTATACCACCAAATGTATTAATTATTTCCATTCTAACCTTATCTTTTTCATAAGATTTATTTGATTTATAATTAATACCTTTATTCCAAGTAAAATGACCAGATTTAAATGCAGTTAAATCTGAATTAGGATTTCTATCTTTACAATCTAAACAATGATTTTTATATTTACCAGTTTTAATATTCCAAGCTTGAGCATAACCAATAACTCGTTCACATTGGCAAGATTCACATACAGCAATCCATTTAGATTCTTTCATTTTCTTAGAAGAATCTATTTGAACTAACTGAAATTTAAAATCTTCCCAACCCATTATTGCTCCTTAAGCTGTTCTAGTTACAGAAAGTAGATTAGCTTTAGTAGAATCAGTATAAATAACCGTTAGAGTATAAAGAAAACGAGTTCCTTCATAGTAACTATAAGTTTCTGTTGTAGCGTTCGGATAAGCAGCTTGAACATTATTACCTAATTCAGCACCAACAAAAGAACCTACTGCAATAGTAGCATCAGCAGGATTATACGCTTTTTGAAAAATTTGTTGATGGTCGTAATCGGTAAATGGTTTATTTGAATCGGCCATTATTTTTTCTCCGGAAGTTTATTAAAAGCCATTTTTCCCTTATTATGGGAAACATATTCTTTGGCTGCAGCAGAACTCATTCCCTTTTTCTTAGCTTTTTCTGGGTTATTTTCCAACATTTTAAAAAAGCGAAATTGAGATTTACTATTTGCAGGAATATAATTACCCTTCCTTATCTTTTTTAGCAAGATTTGAAACGTGATTTTGTAAAGAATAAATTCCGCCTAGTGAAGCAATTGCCATACCAAAATCACTGCCACCAAATAGAGGAACTTTAATAAATGACATATCAAATCCACTAAAGGCTAATTTACCAACACAAACCAAGCAACCATAAAAAAAGATTGTTTCAGTTAATGAAGGATTTCCATCTTTATCTTTAATAAGTAAATTCATAATTAAACCGCCGTTACAATCCAAGAGCCAGAACTAGTAAAGGTCCACACATCAGTGGTTGTAGTTGTGGTATGAGTTCCACCAGTAGCAGTAATAATACCGATTGGAGCTTGTATAACAACACTTCCACCCCCCGCTATTGTAATTGTATAAGTATTAGGAATAATCCCAGAAGAACCAGATAATAGCCCATTAAAACTGCTACCGGTTCCTGTAACTAGATAACTAGCAAAAACGGTATATCTTGGTTGTGGAAGAAATCCTATAGAAAACACGTTAAACCACCTGCAACCTAGCCGCCGCTCTAGCAGCCTTAACATCTGAAGGACATGCAGTTCCGCCCTCGACTTCTCTGATTACCATCCAATCAGTAGAAGCTAGATAAGCACGAGCAGTAGCATTTACTACTGCTTGAGCTTCTAAAGCAACCGCTGCTGCATGGGAAGGAATTACCACAGGTAGAACAATCAATACATGAGTTAATTTTTGAACTGGAGTAGTTGTATAGACAACATTTCCATTAACATCTAAGACGGGTTGATTATTAGAGTCTAATTGTGGTAAAAATTGACCAGGAACGTCTTGCATTACATCAGAAGCTTCCATGAAGCCTAAAGTAACTGCTGGCATAGGACCATTAATTGATTCATCCCAGAGGATTTGAGCATCAGAAGTAACTCCAATGCATTGTTCTAAATATTGTTGACCATTAAGGTTGTATAAGATTTTATTCATTAGTTTGAAACCTTTACAATAGTGAATGATGTTTGATAATCAGAACCGGTCATCTGTGACACAGCATGTGTTGTAACAACATCACCAACATTTAAATTTCCTGTCCAACCTAAGGACACAGAACCTCCAGATGAATTATCCCGTTGAAAAACTCTTGCCCCTTGGGCATAAGTAGGAGGCCCAGCGCTAGAAGGAATACTATCATTTACGCATATAGATAGGTTAATATCGCCAACCCCATCCCAATCAGATGCGGTTATAGCATATATACCTGCGGTATTAATTGTAAAACTGGCACCTAAAGTAGCACTATCTGCGTATGTTATATCAGACCCTATATTTTTACGAATATTACTATAACGTCTCAATCTTGTGTTAGTTGATCCATATCCATTTCCAGTATCAACAGTTACCTCACTCCTAGGTGCGGTAATACTACCTTGTGATGTTGAGGTCCAGCCTGAGATTGGAACGCAAAAATGAAAGCTTGCAATTTGCCCAGTAGAATAACTGCTATTGACATTTATGCCAACCATGTCATTGGTGGTAGAGCCATTGCCCACGTTGGTTAGGGTGACCGTATTTCCGCCACCAGAAAGCCAAGTTAGCGGGGCGAAGTTTGGAACCCCAGATCCTGTAGTAGCTCCAGTGTTTGCCCACCCAACTGTTTGCCCGATAGATGCAAGCTTCGTAGTGTCGATATTAAATCCGCTTGGGATCGTAAAAGTCGCAAGGACCGCAGACACTGTGCCGGTTGTGAAAGACCCCTGGATCTCCATAGAATCGCCAACGCGACGATAGAATGCGCTCAAATTGGTGATCGTGCCAAATCCAGCACTAAATGTCGGGGTGCAAGAAGTCCAGTCACTTAATGAAAGATTAATAGAATTAACCCCAGTACCAATTACATCCCAAACGTTCGCGGCAGTCTGCACTAGCGTAGCAGCAGAATACTGGCCGAGCATGGTCAATCCACCAGATAAGCTATTCAGGGTGACGCCCGCACCAGCAGCAAAGGTAACTAGTCCAGCACCTAGTTGGGTTACATCAATCTGTGTGCCAACTGGAAAAGCCACAGAACTATTAGGTGGAATTGTATAGGTTTGAGCAGCAGAGTTTGTAGCAGTTACTAGAGGGTTACCATCTGTTGCAGAACCATCTGCAAGAACGAATGTATAAGTAGTTCCGCTTTGATTATTAAGAGTACGACCAGAAGTAATCCACTTTACTCCTAATGTTTGAGTAGAATCTACTGAAAGATGTTGCCCATTAGTACCAACGGGAAGGCGCGCATTAGTGGTACTATAACCGTATAAATCGCCCTTAGTAGTAAGGGGAGAAGCAGTGCCAGCAGCTTGCCAAGTAGGATCAGAAGATGCACCGTTAGAGGTAAGTACTTGCCCAGCAGTACCGGGAATAGTTACGTTAACTGCACCTGTTCCATTACCAATTAGAACGCCATGAGCAGCAAGGCTTGTATCTCCAGTCCCCCCATTTGCAACTGAAATAGTTCCGGTAACGTTAGCTGCATTACCTGCAATATTGCCGCTAACTTGTGAACCAGGAAGAGAAAGGGAAGAAAGAGTTGTAAGGGTACTATTTGAAGTAGCAGTAATATTAGCGGCAGTTCCAGTGGTATTCTGATTAAGGGTAGGAATATCTGAAACCTGGATTGCAGACATTGTTACATTTGTACCATTACCACGTAAAACATCACCAGAAGTAACAGCTCCAGCAAGGGCATTAAGTGCTGTTTGCTGCGTAGATTGACCAGTACCGCCAGAAGAAATTGGAACTGTTCCAGTAATAGCTCCAGTAGTTAGATTATTTTCGGTAACAAGAGGAGATTCTACTGTTCCATTATTGTAATAGATCTTACTATCAGTAGTTAATACTTCTAATTCTCCGCGAGTTGTACTCTGAAGAGAAGTGTTAGGAATTAAACCTAAACCAATGAGAAATTTTCTGATATTAACTGACAAAGGGCACCCCTATTATTTAGTTAGGTAAAGCACGAGCATCAAAGGAAATTACTCCTGTGTGCCCAGATCCGGCTAACGCCGTAGTTGAAAATTGAACTTGACCACCATCGGTCACATTAAAGCTAATTTGACCACCAATCCCTGTAATATTACCTTGAGAAAGGGTCCATTTAGAACCAGTAGCATTATTTGGATTATAAAGTAGAATAATATCACCAGCTTCTGATGCATTTGCAGAAGAAGTAGTGCGATAAACTGCATAATGAATAAAAACTGCTAATACTGTAGCAGTTGGAAAAGATAATGCAGGAATGCTTATATTAGAAGCGGAATTATATGAATTTATTGAGAAAACTTGAGGAAATACGTCAGATGGATTGACGACGTTGCCTAATGAGTTTGCAACTGCCACAGCAAAAGCAATAACTGCTGGCGCCCAGTCTGGAGAAGCTGCATCGTTTGGAAATGCAATTGGAATGTTATTGATTATAAGAGTTGGCACATATTAGTTGTTAAAAATGTGCTAGAAAAGTGTTATTTGTTTGACTTTTTTAACTTAATCTTACCACAATCATATATACGCACCAGACCGTCCAAAAGGGCATGTTCGTGTTCTGTCATCTCTTCTGAAGTATTAACTACTGATTTTTTACGAGATTGTTTACTAATTATTTCATTATTTTTTGTATTATAATAAAAGTAATCCGGCGATAATTGATGAATAAATTCCCATCCATTCTTAATCCAAGAATCGCCATTTGAAATACGCAAATCAATCCAAGTAGTTAATTCATTAAATTCTTTTAAAGCATTAGAAGTCAACTTAGAAAGACCGCCCCTAACCGTAACATTATTTTTACCACAGTAACGGGATAATACAAACTCATCTATCCCTCTATGATGTTTTCCTATTGTTATTAAAGCGACTAATCCTTCATTAATATCAACTAATCCAAATGCTTTTGTAAAGTTAGTTGAACCTAAAATATGATACTGATCTAAAAATTGATTAGCATCTTTTTTAGGAATTTCTTTAAATTCTAAAGATCGAGCATTAAGATAGATTTCATTACAATTCAATGCTGAACGAATAAAACTTTGAACTTGTTTTTTTCTATTTTCCCATTCAAAATCAAATATTTGAATTAAACGCATTCCTTTATCTTTACAAGCTATCCATTTATCAAGATGATACCTTGGATATATTTGTTTATTAGCCTCACTATGCCAATATGCCCCATTATATTCAATTGCTAAATTCTTCTCTTTAATGAGAATATCTAATTCTATTCCCTTTATAGTTAAACGATCATTGATTTCTTGAGTTTTAATATTTAAATCATTTTTTATAAAATCAATCAATTCCTGATGCCCTGTTGAAATTGGATTATAATAAATTAAATCATTACTTTTATTAACTTTTTCCCAACTTCTTAGAAATTCTCTTCCTTGATTATCTTTCCATCTATAAATATCATTACATTTTGTATATTTATTACTTAAACATGTGCCACCAAATTTTTTCGCATGATCTTGTAGATCTTTTAGACAATATAAAGTCTTTAATGATGAAAGTTTCTTTCGTTTTTCAAAAGGGGACCATTGACCGGATAAAATACAATCCCATGTCATGTCAAATTTATTATTTTCAGAATCAACCCAAGAATAATATGTTTTAGTATTAATATATACATCAGAAAGACATTTACCACCTTTATTTTGGGCGAATTTTTGTAAATCTTCAATATTATATTTTAGATTTGCTTCTCTCTGTTTTTCTTTAACTAAAAATGGAGACCATTTGCCCTTAAGAATTGCATACCATTTAGCTTCCCATTGATTTCCTAAATGATCTTCCCATAAATATTTTGTATGGGCATTAATGTATTTATCAGAAATACATTTGCCATCCTTTAATTCTGCAAATTTTTTTAAATCTTCAATTAAATATGATTTTTTCTCAGCCATATACATATCATACTCTAAATTAAATAAAAAAACAATCGGTTTATATGAAAATAAGAAAAAATTAGCCGGGTCTGTATAGTTTAATTAAATACGGAAAATAGCGTGATTGGTATACATTAATATAAGAAAAAGGCCGGGAAATCCCCAGCCTTTTCCTCTATTTATGTATTATTATCAGGTTGAATTAACAATGCCCGAAATAAACGTACTACGACCCGGCGCCATGCAAAACACCGCTTGGTCCGTATACAAACGCAGCTCATACCCGGCAGCGTTCTCTAGATCACGGAAGAATTCTTCGCCTTGACCAGGACGTTTGAAGGAAACGTCTTGTGAACCAACGCGCATCCAGTCTTCTACGTTAAGAAGGAAAGCATAACCTTGTTTGATATAAATTGAAGGTTGAATTTCAATTTCACCATTTTGGCTATGGAAAAGGATTGATTTAGAACCCATTTCAGCTTTTTCTTTAGAGTAGCTACCGTCATACCGACGAAGAGCGGCTTGATCGTTCATCATGTTTGACCATGCGCGAGGATTTACCATCGCAACGAGCTTACCGTCTTGACCTTTTTCAACACCACGAGCAGCGGCTAGATTAAGTTTATTAAAACTTAAAGCAGCGCCACCGGCTGGATAGTTGTTACCTTTGAAAAGGTTATAAACGCCAGCGTTAATGTTGAAGATAGTACCAGTATTTTGGAGGATGAAATGAATCCCGGGGAATTCATTACCGTAAGCGCCTTTATGCCAAATCACATCACCAGCAGTAAGTGGTGTAGGATCTTCATTAAGGGTTACAGTTTGGTTATCCATGCTCACTGAAGCAACAGTGAATACACCACGAGAAACTGCGCCGCTTACGCTGCGAATTTCTACAGGCATACCTTCAGCGCCAGCCCAAATACCAGGAGCCCACTCTGAAGTGGTAATAGTAAGTAGAGGACCTACGTTTGAAGCTACTGTAGCATAGCCAAGTTGACCATAAAGCATTTCGATTTCAAGCTTTTTGGTAACTGAACGTAGCATGTTGCTTACTAGATACTTGGTAGCATCCATGAAAGCTTGTTTTCCACCCTGAGCGGCACGGCTAGCGGCAGTGTAACCAAGAACTGAACGAAGTACCATGGGGTAGCCACGTACTTGAGCATCTTTGATTACGCCAGCGATAGGAGCATTTAGGTTGAAAGCATCTTCGTCAGAAGAAGCGAACGTTACACCATGCTCTAGGCCTAGGATTACGGGTTGGTGGTAAAGATTACCAGGTTGTTTATCTTTGGGCATGAACTTAATCATGTTAAGGACTTTAACGCCATCCGGAATTAGATCTTCGATCTTATCCGCATAGTTTTCCTTGAACATTGCATTCAATGACCCAGCAAATGTATTATTAGCAGCCATGTTATTTTATTCCTTTCGAGAGATTAAGAGAAAAGTGCAGTAGGATCAACGAGTTCGCTGATTACATATTCACACTCAAGCGTACCGTTAAAAACGTTAGCGCTTGTATTTAGAGCTAGATCGCCCACACATGATACGATGATGCAATCACCACCGTTAGTACCAAAGGGAGTTACTAGAGCTGTATCAAGAACGATACCAGTGCCACCATTTTCTAGTTGACATTGATATTGTTTATTTGCTACATCTGTACGAACTACGCGAGCAGACATTACCCGGCCCACTGGTTCTTGAATAAGAAGAAGTAGGTTAAAGATACCGGATGCATCGTTAGCGGTTTGAGCGAGTGTAGGAGCTACGTCAGTAGCACTTAAAGCAGGAGTAATTTGATCTACGCCTTGAGTTTTGAGGGCTAGGATTGATGGTGCTTCTCGTGTAATTGCGACAGATGCTGGAGTAGCATTGCCGGTAATTTGGAAAGGAACTACCAAGCGCTGAACCTTGAGTTGTTGATCTTGAACAAGACCATTCCTCGAATTATAATTAGACATTTATTTGCCTTTCATAAGGTTATTGTTATTTACTATTTTGCCAGCGCTTGAATGCTATTTACGATGTGCGGATGTCTGTTATGATAATCTGCGGTCTTCATAGAACAGCACTAACACTATAGTTGTTATTTTTTTCTTGACTTTTTAATAATATTTTTAAATAAATTAAAAGATCAATAAAATCAATTAGATTCCAAAGAAGTCCTTGAAGCTCTTTTTCTCACCAGATTTCTTTTCTTGACTTTTTCCTGAAATTCCAGTATCTTTAATAGGAGCTTTACCAATTGCTTGTTGAGCAGCTTGAGCTTTAGCTACACGCTTTTTACGAAGCTTATTAAGCATTTGTTCACCAATGAGCTGTTCAACTGCATCTTCGGGAAGAGAGGCAAACATTTCTTTGAGATCGTTATGCATTTCTTCACGAACAAGAGGAATTACATCATCAGGAGATACATCTTTACCGGCTTGAAGTGCGGCAAGCATATAATCTGCAATCTTTTTAACTGTATAGGGGGTTTTTGGAAGATCAGACTTAGCTAGCGATTGTTCCATTTGAACATCATATTGTTTGAAAGCTTGTTCCTGAAGACGATCGAATTCTCGTTTTTCAGATTCTTTCTTTTCATTATCACGTTCAAATTTAATGCGCTGAAGTTCTTGTTCTAGCTGTTCTGCTCTAAGTTGTTCAGGAGTTTTCTTGGCATTTTCCATTTGTTTATTGATATATTGATCAATAACTTCTTCAGGCTTCATCCCGAGTTGGGACATAGCATGAAATGGATCTTTTCCAAAATCTGTAAAGAAAGCACGGACTTGTTTTTCAAGATCGGCGTGTTGTTGGGCGCGTTTTTGGCCCATTTTTGACATTTGAAGTTCACGAATTAAACGATCTTCATCATCTAAATCAATTTCTTCTTCAATTTCTTTACCATCTACTTTAAGTTTAAGCTTTTTGAGACGTTTTTCATTCTCTTTAGCTTTTTTTGGATCAAGTTTGGTAGTTTTAGCAGGTTCTGCTACAACTTCACCCTCTTCAGCAGCTTCTGCTGCATCAAGCTCTGCGTTTTCTTGGGAAGAATCGCCAGTTTCGGCTGAAGTTGCGGGGGTATTAACGACTGGTGCTACTGCAGCGGCTGAATCACTCATATTTTCCTTTAAACCGTCCTAATGGATAGGTTTTATAAGTTAATCCGCCCGAAATGGGTAGGATTTCATGCGATCATGAACTTTATTGGTCTGAATTTCCGCCAGAATTCTGAAGATTTTGAAGATAACGCATTTTTAATTGAAGTTTAGCTTTATCATCATCAGACATTTGAGGTTGTGGACTGAAATACGGCATACCAGTATCTGGATTGATGCCGTTAGAAGTTGGAGGCATTGCTCCTTTATAACCACCAAGAGGTTGAGCTACACCACCTTTGGTTGCCGCATTACTAATTTGTGAATTAGCTACTGCTTCTGGATCTGGTTTACCAGGGGCAACTGTTAGCTCATTAGGATTAGCGGGTGGTAAAGTCGGAATATTGGGAAGATCTTCTTCATCTTTTCCGGGATTATTTTTACGAATAGCTTTGGATATTGCATTTAAAAATGCTGCTTGATCTGCCACGATTAATACCCTCCTGGGGTAGGTACTTTAGGAACTTTAACTCCGCCCACATTTTGAGCTTTTGGCTTCTTAGGAGCACGAAGCTTCTTAGGAGCAAAAGTTTCTTTTAGCTCTGGCGTTAAAACTTTAAATTGACCCCATTGACTAGCCATTATTTACCCGGATTCTTTTTAAGATCTTTTGCTTTAGAAACTTTTTGCGCAGGTTTGGGCATATGTGGAGGAGATACAAACCCTTGTTTTGGTTGCATTTTTGAAGGAGTTTTATCCTTCTCTTTTAACATATTAAATACATTAAATCTCATACGTAATTTTTACCACTAACCCAAACGTTTAAAGTGCCGGTTCCGCTTGTAAAAGAATACACTACCTGTAAATAGTTGTAATGTATACCATCATTATTACTGAGTAAGTTACCAGAAGCGCCACTAGCGGCAGTGGAAGAAATCTGATGGAGATTTTTAGGATTATTACCTCCATAGATAATAACATTACCAACGGGAGCGCCAGTCCATTCTGCATCTACACACCATCCAAGAACATTAGATAAATCAATAAGTTGACTAGTAATAGTTGAAGTCATTGCTTGGTTAGCAATAACTGGATTATTAAATTGTAAAGCAATTTCTGACATAATTATATAAATCTCATAATAGTTGTTAAAATTAAGCCGATATTTAAAATAAAACTTGCAATTAAGATTTTCTTATATTTTGAATGTTGAATCTTAAATTGATTATTTTGAATCACATAGGATAATTGCTTAATTGTCATTTTTTTATTAAGGGTTTGATCTTTAGATTTTACAGTTAGTTTAGCCATTATACCCCATCATCCCATTCGATGTTAATATAAAATGTATCAATAATTTCAGAGCCCTTTTGTACTGCGATATTTAAATAGAGTTGGGAAGGTATATTATTTTTTCCTTCTTCAGGACATAAATTAGTTACTGAATTAGGGTATAAATATAACCCCTGATCACCAGTTGCTATACCAGTATCGCTCCATGTTGCTAAAATTGGATAGCTAGGAATAGCGGCTTGTAGTGGGGTTGGCAAAACCCCAGTAGTATCAGTAACAGTAAATGATGTAACACAATCGCCAGATATTGGACTAGCAAACCATAAGTTTACATTTTTTATTAATCTGCCAGAATAACTAACTTGCGTTTTATCTATACCCCCAAAAGTTCCGGGAATTTGAAATGAAATACTGCCAACCCCGGAAGAATTTGTTAAAAATGATAATCTACAATATTTTAACATTTAGATATTCTCCGCTTGAATTAATTCAATAAGTTTATTTATTTGCGCTTTTTCTATATTTTTAATAATGTGTTGTTTATCTTGTGTATCTTTAGCAGCGTTAGATAATTGAGTTTTAGCTGCTTCCAAAGCCGTTTCTCCACCACCACAAAAATCAATAAATGATTTTAATACTGTTTGTGAAACTAGATCTGGACGTAAAATAACCCAAAGTCGATCATGTGCGGGAATAAATTCTTTTTGTAATAATTCAATAATTGTATAGTTATAATTAGAACCTTCATTACGAATATGTCTGCTTGGTTCATAACACGGTTTTAATGATCTGATATATTCAGCGGTTATTGTTTTCATTATAAATATACTACTGTTATATTTCCGCTAGATAAACCTGCAGAAACAACTGTTAAACCGGTAGTAAATTCGCAATCAAATACAACTGTTGTACAAGCAGAGTTGGCAATCGGACTTAATAACGCGATTGAAGTTCCACTAGCTGCGGTATTATCGTAAATCGTTACAGTCATCGATCCTGAAGTAGTTCCTAAAATAATTTTTGAAAGGACGCCTCTTCCGGTTTTAATTGTTTTTGTTAAAATTCCTGGTATATTAGAATAGTTATTTCTTGATCTAACTGCTATTTCCCCGGATATATTAGATTGTGCATCAATCCTTTCTCCAGAAACCGCAACTGGCATTGTTGTATTAAATACCGCACCTATTTTAATTGGATTTCCAGTATCGGCAGTTAAACTTGCAACATTACCTGTTATTCCCCAAGTTCCTAATTGAGCGCTAAAAATAGTCTGTTGTGAAAGTGAACCATCTAAAGAAACATTTATGGTACCAGAAGTATAGGCAGATGCTAGAATTCTAACATTTAAATAACCGCCACCGGTTATAATGACAGTAGTAGGTGTTGTTGCTGTAAAAGTTTGTGGATAAGGAGTTGTGGTTTGAATAATATACATAGGTAATTGAACCCATGTATTATCAGCTAATTGTCCTTGTGCAATTAAAGTAGCCACAAATGTGCCGGTAATAGATGCTGTTACTGTATAAATACCTTGACCGGTAATTGATACTGAACCATTAAGCGCGGTAATTGTTCCAGTTGCTGTGAAATCTGTTGCCGATGCTCCAGTATTCGTTGCAATTGTTGATAAAATAGCATTTGCTGAATTTAAATTAATTCCAACACTTGAATCCCAAGTCGCATTTAATGTTCCTGAAGTCCAAATCCCTAAATAGGGAGTTAATTTAACTTGTTGAAATCCTCCACAAGGAACGATGTATGTTCCATTGGTAGAAAATCCGGCAGTCATTGCCCCATTCGCTATATTAAAATTTATTGGGGCCCAGTTTGTTCCATCAACCGTCCCTTCTACTAACATCGCCGCAGTAGACCAAGTTCCTGTTGTTGTAAATACTACAGTAGAACAACCGTTAGTTGTTGCAATTATTGTTCCAGTTCCACTAGAAATACTACCAGATCCTTGATGATCTAGATGTGTATTTGAACCATTTTGTAACGCAAGTCCAGTAGTATTAGTAACAATTGAGGAAAGAGAAGTATTACTGGTGGTTTGTAATGCTGAAGTTGAAGCTCCGGTCGGTAATGAAACCGTTCCTGAAATATTATTAAGGTTCCAAGTTCCGGATTGAGTAGATGCAAAACTTGTATTTCCAATCGAGCCGCCAGCTTGAAAGGGAGTACCGAGTGTAGTATTTATAGTAGTAAGGCCCGCCGCTGTAGAGGCGCCGGTTGGAAGTGGAAGAGAGGTAGCACTAATTGCTTGAGTTGCAGGGAAATTTGATACACTAACTGAGCCAATAGCATTTGAACCCGCAGCAAGTGCTGGTAAGGTTGCAAGGCTTACGGGTTGAGTTGCTGGAAAGTTATCTATATCAACATGAAGATTACTACCTAAACTCTGAGTTACTGTAACTGTAGTAGGCGGGGTGAGTGTAGTAATTTGTGAAGCTGGTAAAACAACTGGCATAGATGCCGATGTTAATGCTTGACCTTTAGCCGGAATATTCCCAGTATTTGTTGCTATGGTAGAAAGGGATGTATTTCCAGAAGTTTGAAGTACAGAAGTCGCAGCTCCTGTTGGTAATGGAAGTGCAGAAGCAGACACTGAGAATGTACCAGTTCCGGCATTAGCGGTAACTGTTCCAGTTACTAGTTGAGTTGATGGAAAATTTTGTACATTTACACCTACTTGATTATTTACATCAACACCAATATTTCCACTAGAATCTAGTGTTAAATATTGAGCATTACCATTTGAATCTAAAACCCCAACCATATCAACATTTGAATTCGCTGGAGGAGTATTTATTGTTGCAATTGTTGTATTTAAATTTTCTAAATTTGAAATTTCAGTTAATTGATTTGCCGATGTAGACGCCCCATTAGGCAAAGCAATGCCGCTAATGGTAGTATTAATAGAACCATCAGTGTTAATTGCTAAAAAATTAGTTCCAGTTTTATCCGCAATTGCAGTATTATCACCGGCAGCAGCACTAAATTCGACATTAACTTCCCCATCAATAGTAACACCAGCCGTGATACTAGTATTAATAGTATTATTAGCAGGATCAAATACCTGCTGGATGATTTGTTCTTGACTTAATTGCGATGCATTAGGATTAAATGACATAAATTACTTCAATATATGTAACATTAAAAACATTATATTAAAACTTAAGGATACCCAGAATAATGGAGCGAAATAATTAAAATTTCGCATATAAGCCCGCATATATCTTCGATTGCGCGGATAGAAGTTAAGAACTTTTCCATTACTTTGTTCCATTTAAAACTCTAAAACTTCTAACTCTTCCAGAATTTTCTAGTTCATCCGGTGTCGGTTTGCTATATTGTCCGTGTTCCCAAGAATAGGCGGCTTCTTCAGGGGTTTTTTTAATTAATAATTTATCTGCTAATGATGAAGCTAGTTGATCTTGTAATTCAGGATCTTCTTTTAATTTATCTGAAACTTCATTAGGTTGCATATCTTGTAATTTATTAATTTTAAATTGTCTATCAAGATCTTGTGCGGTTAAAGGCATTAAACCATATTGACCAACCGCAGCAGTTCCAGAATGCATCCCAGAATTAACCATTTGATGATTAGTATTAGTTCCACTAGAACTTTCTAATGTACTAATTTTCTTTAAAAAATCTTGTACTTGTTGGGCATGGTAGTCCCGAGGATCAACATAAGATGAAGGCGGTGGAGTATAATCAGGCATAATTATTTATTAGATACATTTCCTAATGAGGATTCTTGAGCCGCAGGATTGGGTAATAGGCTTGCTTTAACTGTTGGAGTTTTGGGCATGCCTTTAACCATTGGTGGACTCTGTGGAGAAGCCATAGGATGAGGAGCATGTTTACCATGATGAGATGGCCCTTGCTGTTGTGGAGGCCCCTGAGGCGCAGGGCCTTGAGGTCCAGCAGGAGGAGCGCCTTGTTGACCAGGAAGAGGCTGGCCAGGAGGCGGGATAGGCTGCTGGCCAGTAAGGGCTAGGAGCCTAGGATCTGTATTTTGTAAAGCATCCATATGTTGTTGTATATGATCCATTACAGTTTTAACTGTATTGACATCCGTACGAATATCTGTATCATCTAATACAGAACGATGTTCTTGAATATGGAATGCATGAATATCTGTTGGCGCTGTAATAGGATTCTTACCTTCTGAAAGCCATTCATTTTCTTGACGAACAAGAAGTTGTTGGCTAACTTCACCTTCAAACATAACATCAATACGTCCAGTATTAAGAACTTGAAAATATTGAGTAGGTTCTTTAATAATGCCCATTTGCATCATCTGTTCAGCCATTTGAACACGGCCAGCAATTGTACGAGAAAGAGCATTACCAACATCTACTACTACTCTATTAATAGCATGAAGATCTTCACCTGTAAACTCTTTAAGTAACATTTTCTGATTTTTACCGACAAGAGCAGCTACTTTAGGAGTATTAGCATAATCTTTAAGAATATTAATAATACCAGTACCACAATCTTCAATTAAACGAACATAAGATTGTTGAAGGCCAGAGACATATTGAAGAGCCATCGATTGAACTAGAGCAAGAGCGGCACCAGACTTAAGAGAAGCTTCAGGATTACCACGAGCTACAGAGTTAACGCCGGAAATAGTTTCAGCGGATTCAATAAGCATTTCAAGAAACTTAAAGATTTCAGCAGGAGTTTGTGTTAAATTCAATGGAACAGGAGCAGAATTAGCTTCAATAATATTCATGCCACCATGAAACTGGTCTACAGAAATATCTGCACCACGCTGTACATAAATATTCTGCACACCGAATGCTGACTGGTTAGACATAATAGTAGAATAAAGCGCGTCAATACCCTGTTGAATAGGAAAGATGTCAAACATGCCTGAATAGCCATATGGAGTTCCGAGGATTTCACCAGCAGAAACCCGGAAGATAGGCATTACGCGATAGGGAAGCGGAGTATCAAGCATCACGCTATTAGTATCACAGAATAGCATATAACGCCCCTGAGGCATTGATTCTGTGCGTTTATGAAAGAACTCATATACTGGAACATCATCTGTATTATCATTAGACATTAAAGCCATACGATAAATACCGGCATCTGATTTAGAAGGAATACCAGCTAATTGATCTTTAAGTTCAGGGTATTTGGCCATGAGATCGAACCGATTTTGAAAGGTTCTGATCATATACCAATCTAATTTCGCATTCTCTTTAGATCCGTCGAATACGACATCAAATGGTGATAGATTAGTAAATTCAATTTCGCCTTCTTTAATTTCCAGACCATTCTCATCAATATCATAAACATCGCCAGCTGTGGCATTCCACTCCATTTTAATAAATCCAGCACCAAGAACAATAGCCATTTCAGCAGCAGTGATTAGAGACTTCTCTAAATGCTTCTCTCGCATATAATAATCTAGAATACCATTAGCAAGATAGGTTTGTGCAATGGATTTATAATCACTATTAATAGCCCGAGCTTCCATTATTGGGCGATTGGAAGTAATCATTACAAGAATGTTCTGAGCCAAGTTACGGAAGTGATTAACATGAAGACTTACAAACTCTTCTTGTTCTCCAGTAAACATAATCTGGTGGCCACCGCCAACGGAAGTATCAAAACAGCCATGATCAATTTTGTTACTCTTCTTTCGAAGGGAAGAACCTCTTCGGATTCTTCTCTACCTCTTTTTTTGTTATAAGGTAGTTCAGACTATCGCACCCTTTTTCAAGGCCCACTCACTTAGTCGTTCAGGCTGGCTATTCGCCTTGCCCCTTGTTGTCCTCTACAGGAGTTCCAAGTCAATCAGAGTAGGTTTATAGAACGCAAAATTTACGTTCTCCACATCAGAGTTAATTTCTCTAGATATGCATTGGCTTCTAATACATTATAAAATGATTTTGATTTTGCTAAAAGAATAGATGCGGTATCATTTGCTTCTTTTGCAGCAAAATAGGTGGTTGTATCTCCACCATTATTACCGAACATTCCAGATGTAGTACTCATTATTCACTTCCTTTTTTCCAGGTCTTATTTTCATAAGTTCCATCAAATTTATTATTTTTACTAGAGTTTTCACTTTTTGTAATATATTGTAAATTCCAAGGAACATGTAAACCGCAGACTATACTACCCTTTAAAGGGATAATATGATCTACTGTTAAATTTTTAGGGCATAACGCATAAATATTTTCTATCTCTACTAGTAAGTTGTTAAAACCCGCCAGTTTTCGTTGTTGAATATATCTTTTTGATTTTAAAAAACATTTTGCTTTATTTTTTTGATAATAATTTTTATATGCATTAGGTCGATTAAGCCTATCTTTTTTTCCAAAGCATATATTACATAAAGATCCGGGTCTATTATGTACTATTTCACATTCTTTACAAACATGTTCTTTTGATTTTTGTTGTTTATATGATTCTGTACTTCTACATTTAATGCATTTATTAAAAATATCAATATGTTCTTTATTACAAAGGGAACAGATTCTGTTAATATTTTTTAAAATTCGGCGTTCTTTATATCGGCATGAATTACATTTATTATGTCTAGAATTAAAATAATGAACATCACATTTTATACAGATTTTCATTGTTTATTTCCTTTTTTGACCAAAAATTTTCTGAAAAGCCGCAACAGCTTTAGATTGCCGTTGAGAGTTATATAAATCCCTATTAGGAATAAATACATCCCCCGTTCCCCCTAAATCATAATGGGCAGGGTATGGATTTTTATTAAAATGAACATTACGACAAAGATAGATTAATGCATCTACACAATCATAATGCCCATTATCTGGGGAACGGCCGAACATCGTTTTATTTTTATTAGAAGCCCAAATTACATTATCAAGGTGTTTAATCAAATGAGTACACTTTGGATTAATAATAATCTTATGTCCACCAAGAAGAGCGCGCATATGGTTAATAGCAGATTCTTTATCATCTTTTCTAGTAGTAGTAAAAAAGATTTGTCCAAACGATTTAACTGCTATTTCTTGGGTAACAATAAAGTTAATATCACTAACCCGAAGATAGGGCTTCTTAACTTCATTTGTTAACTGATTAGTCCAAAGAGATTCTTCCTTCTCTTTAATCAGTTGAGTAAGTCGTTCGATATTCATATCTTTTTTAGAGAAGTCTACAACTAGTTCATCTTGAACAATAAGTTTACTAGCTCTAAAATCAAAATAAGCAAATAAAACTGCAGTTAAATCCACTGCACCTAGATCCATTGATACATAACCATCGAAAAAGGGAGGAAGAGACCATTCTTTAATAATATCTTTTTTAAGATCTTCATTAAATTCTGGAATCACAGAGCGATTCTCATCTTTAATAATTTCGCAAAGAAACTCACGGCGAAAGGCTTCGGCTTTATCGCGTTGAGGATATTGACTTAAGATTTGTTTTTCCAACTGCTCCGGAGTAATACGAGGATTATCGTAAACAGTTCTACGAATAAGAGAACCTTTAAACTCGGCATCTTTAATATAATTAATAAACTCATGATCCATTTCTTTAGGAGGAGTTCCAGCCATTAAGATCTTACCATTAGTTGTAAGAGTTGTAGGAAGCAATACAGAATTAATAGCGTAATCTAAATCACTAACATCCTGAGTTTCATCAATAATAGCAATAGCGCACTCACCACCGCGAAGTTTATCTACATTCTTATTTTCAGAACCGGCTAATTGTAATTCAGAACCATTGGGAAAATAATAAATAAAGTCTTGAGTTTTAAATTCTGGTCTTAAATCTTCTGGACAATCTTCTGTAATTTGTTGAATAAGAGGACGAATAATTGTAGTAACTTGTAAACGAGTAGGGGCTAAAAACTTAACAATAGTATTTGGTTTTTTAAGAAGAGCTTCAAATGCTAATACAAGAAGGGTATATGTTTTACCCGAGCGGCGAGCTAGTAACCATGTTTGAATGATGTGTTCTGAATTATGAAAAAGACTATAAAGATCTTTCTGATTCTTATCTAGTTTCCAAGATAAATCAGCACGACGCCAAAGCTCATGCTTAGCTTCGATCTTTGAAATTTTAGGTTTAGTCGTTTCCATTTACTAACATCTTTAAATCTTCATTCTTAAGAATTTTAATATTAGCCTTAAGAGGTTTATCATCTTCTTGAACTTTATCAATTAAGATTTTATTAAATAGGTCCACACGCTTAGCTTCATCAAGCGTTAATTCACGCTCGAAGGCTAGATCTTTAAGAAGCTTTAATTGTACTTGTGCAATCTGCTTAGCATCTTCTTGTCCTTTAATATTTCCAGCTTCAAGAAGAACAGGAGAGGAAGACATTTCTTTTTTAACAAGTTCTTTAGATTCTTTTTTAACTTCGAGAAGTTTATCTTCTAGCTCTTTATTCTTTTTAGAAAGTTGAAGTACTTGCTTAAACTGTCCCTCGCAGAAGACTTTAAGTTCTTCCATTGATTTAAAATTTTCAATTAAACCATTAATATTCATAAATTATCGCGTTTGACGCATTCCGCCAGCAAGTTTAAGGCTAGCGCCCATTGTCTTGAGGTCTAGAATTTCTTTTGTATGAAGATCTTGTAATTCTTTAAATTTAGAAAGCTCTTGTTTTAATTGAGTAATTTCTTTATTTTCAATCTGTAGGTTATATAAAAAGTGAGCAGCAGCTAATACAAGAATAACGGCAGCATCAGAAGGGCTAGCTCCCAGTACTGCAGCTTTAATTGTGTAACCCCCGAATAGGGTCAAAAGAAGGCCTTTGTCGATTTTTTTCATAAATCTCCAGATATATAATCTAACTAATGAAACATTAAAATCGTGATGGCCTATTATTAATTACCGTTATACGGCTGTGCTCATTGATTTACGCTTCTATAATAGTTGTTAATTAAACTAGAAATTGAGGTAGAAATTAAGGTTATTTTTAACAACTTTATTATGCAACCAGAACGCATATGCTCGACATGTCTATCTTATATGCGATTAGATGACCTACAAGGCTGGTTAAGATGCCCATCATGTGGTTTCTGTAAGAAAGAGAGAAAATCAATGATCGCTAGAAATGAAATTTTAATGGGTAGGGATGTCCAATATCCCCTAACACAAGAACTAGAAGATAATCTATCTAAGTTATTAGAAGCAGTTAATAAACTTAGAACTTTATATGGTAAACCAATGTACGTCAACTCAGGTTATAGGCCTGGGCATTATAATTCTGATGCAGGTGGAGCACTCAATAGCGCACATCAGTTATGTGAAGCTGTTGACTTTAAAGATGATGATAATGCGCTTAAGAACTGGATTACAGTAGAGATTTTGGAACAATGTGGACTATATCAAGAAAGTCCAGCAAGTACGCCCACTTGGCTGCACGTCCAAGTAAGACCAACTATTAATCGGGTATTTATTCCTTAATAAGCAGCCTTCAATTGTTTATAAAGCTTTCGGAATGAAAAGTCTGTAGGAATACTATTCTTCTGTTCTACATCAAAATAACATTCAAGAAGAACTCGTAGTCTATTAACACTGCTTTTATATCGATCAATAACTTCTTGCATAAGAAGCTTATTTTCATCGGTAGAATTCTTAATAATTTCGGCATCCATATCTTTAATAACTTTAGTTAAATCATGTAGTTCATATACATAAGCAGAGATTTCAATGCCTAGATCGTTAAGTTCCTGATTCATTAGGTTCTCTCTTCTGCGCCCGTAATCTGCGCATATTAACTTTAGCTGTATCTGCTTGACACTGTGGGCATTTGCGCCCATTCCATTGCCGCCCATCTTCACCAATCCAACGCTTAGAAGACTTCTTTGTATAAGTTCCTACATTAGCTCTAATAGATTCTTTAGAACAAACCTTACATTTACGTTTCTGAACTTCAACACTCATAGTCGTCCCATAAATTTAAGAACCGCAACACAGGTACAATGGGCTGGATCTATACCACAATGCTCGGCGCAATCAATGTAGTTCCCAAATGAAGCTTTCCAATGATCATCTACCAAATATGTAAGAACAAAAGTATAGTTATTCTTATCCGCAATACGTTTAGCAGCATCTAAAGCTAGAGAAACATCTGTAGAGTAATCATTAAATTCGAGAGTTTTAACAAGAACCTTTTTAAAATATGCTTTACTTTCTGGAAGAAATCCATTGTAATTATCTACAAAACTACTCTCCTGTAGATAATATACTTCAGCATCACCTGCTAATTCTGCAATCTTTCTATTAATATCTTTATTTGTCATTGAAAAATTCCTGATATATACCAAACCAAACTACACAAAATACACTAATTCCTAATATAAAAAACAACACATTAGGAAAAAAGGATATTAAAAACACTAACCCAGAGAATAAACCAAAGTATAGTAAAGTTATTAAAAACGATTTAAAATATTTCATTCTTTTAATATACATGAGTTTCTAGTATTTGTCAATCACTTCCCGAAGGCAGCTCCCTAAAATATATAATACCCTGAGCAATAACTAATACGCAGAATATTAATACATACTTTA